TACATTCGTGGTTTGCAAGAACTCATCGTCATGGAAGCACCTGCCTCCATCGTTGACGAATACAAATACAAAGCAGCGCAAAATTGCTTTCTCGCGTTTGCCGACATCATGAAGAAAGGTGACCTTAAAGTGGTCGCCTTCCATGAAATTATCGCATCGGCCTTCGAGGATCTTGCCAACAAGCGATACCGCAGGGTCATCGTCTCGTGCCCGCCCCGGTCTGGTAAATCTATGCTTGCTTCGATGTTTGTGGCTTGGTTGCTTGGCAGAGATCAACAGACACAGCACATCATTGCGTCATACGGTCAGCTGCTTTCCGGAAAGTTTCATAAAGATGCGGTGGGATACTTGAAACACCCCGAGTTTCGCAAAATCTTTCCGGATTGGAAAGGTTTCTCTCCCGACTCTAAGTATGATATGCTTGGCGGCGGGTACATTCTGCCAACATCCGTCGGTGGGGTGCTGACTGGGTTTACTGCCGGAACAACAAACATTACGAGCTCAGGCGTTGGCGCCATGATCGTGGACGACCCGTTGAAAGATTCTACTTCAACCGCAGCGTTAGAGGCCCTGGAAAGTTGGTGGGGCGAACAAGCATCAACCCGACGCACTAACAACTGGTGTCAGATGGTGATCGCAACGCGATTTCACCAGCATGACCTGCACGGCGTTTTGCTGGAGGCTGACGGTGAATATGATGAAGTTGAAAATCCGAATGGTTGGCGTTGGGTGAATATTGCAGGTTTGATCGAGACTGCGGAGCAGCGGCAGCAGGATCCCCTCGAGCGTGATCTTGGTGAGTCTCATTGGCCGTCCAACACTGCGTTCACGGTAGACATGCTCATGGCTCAGAAAAAGACCATGGGTTCGTTTGCGTTTGCTGCGTTGTATCAGGGTAATCCGGTTGCGGCGGAAGGGCAAATCATTAAAGACAGTTGGATTGTTAGGGAAGAATCTGGTAGGTGTCCCGAATTTGACCTTACCTGGCTAGCAGTGGACTGTGCGTTTTCCGAAAAGGAGCTAGCAGACGAAACCGCAATTTGCGTTGCATCCATCTCTCACCGACACCCTGGCAAAGTGTATATACGGGAAATCATTACAGGGCGCCTGGGTTTTCCAGACCTGATTGCAAAGGTTAAGCATTTGTATGCCTTTTACAACGCCCGGGTCCTCTGTATTGAAAAGGCGGCGTCCGGACAATCGTTGATTCAAATGCTGAAGAAAGAAACAAAGATACCAATTGAGGAAATGAAACCGTTGAAGTCAAAAACGGTGCGTCTTCAGGCAGTTGCTCCCCTGATGGAGTTTGCCAGAGTGTATTTTGTTGAGGGGGAGTGGATTGACCCGTTTATTAAAGAGCTGACAACATTTCCGTTCGTTAAACACGATGACCGCACCGACGCTTTTACTTGGGCACTTACTTACTTCTCCATGAAGTTGGATACGGTTGACCGTGGGTTGCAAGACGCGATTATTCAAAACAAGCGATTTTACGGAGAATTAACAAGACCTGGTTTCAGAAACAGCAATGCATTCCCTAATCTCAACAGCGGTCGTTTACGAATGTTCCCCGCCGACCATAATTTTAACGACCCTGATTACGACGCTGTAAGTGGCGAGGCAGATCCCCGGTCGTCGTTCGTTCGGGGGGTCCGAAGTGGAAGAAGAGGAATAGGTTGGGACACCGAGATGTGATCGGGATTCAGACAACCCCGTAAAAAGTTGCTGTTGTACTTTACGACAGAATCATGGCAACTCAACCAAACCCTGACAAAGTCCCAAGCTTGATGCAAGAGGATTTTGGAACCAGGGTATTAATCACGGACTTATCGGCGGATAGACTGCTGGCAAAGGCAGCAAAGGAGAACCCCGACCAAAAGAAATTCACCGAGTTTTGCGGTGGCCCAGGTGGTTGGGATGACTTCTGTGAGAGGATGGGGGAATGATGTTTCACACCGTCTATAACTCCTACGAATCCAAACCGCAAGGTCGAGACTACATAGGTAAACACAGCACAGAGGACCCCTGGAGAAGAACCAATGGTATGCCCTGTGAACTCCCCTAGAATTTATCTCTATAAAGTAACGTTTGAGGAGATACCAGATTGGTACTGGGGTGTCCATAAAGAGCGCAAATTCGGGGAGGATTATTTAGGGTCTCCTACAACCCACCTATGGAAATGGGGGGGTTTATACTCCCTTTCTACAGATATGCGAAATGTTCCCTTACTCTGACGAGGGCTGGGAAGAGGCGAGGAGTATTGAGTATAGGGTAATTCGGCAAGACCTAAACAACCCCCTGTGCTTAAACGAAAGGTGTGGAGGACATACGTCAATAGAGCTGAGTAGAAAGGGGGGCAGAGTGATTAGTAAACGAAACATGGAGCTTCAGCTAGGTCTATTCCAACCTGGTTATTTGGGCTCCCGAGACCATCGAGAAGCAGCAAGAAAGGGTGGAAAAATTGGGGGGCTTAAGTCCAAACCCAACTTAGAGAAATGCGCCCTAGGTGGATCGATAGGTGGCAAAATAAGCGGACGCGACCATAAGCTCTTGGGTAGGGGTATTTTCAGTGAGGCATATCTAGAGTCGGACAAATATAGGGAAACCCGCATCAAGGGGGCCAAAGGGTTGCATGACTCAAAGTGGATGGACCCCGACCACCCCGAACTTGGGTGCCACCATGTGAACACGTTAAAGAAACTTCAAAGGAAACACGGTTACCCCGACAAAAAAGAAAACAGGGTAAAATATGTCGGTCCCTAAGGCAGTCCCCCAATGTCACAGGATATTCTTCAAGGGGGTGAGGTAGGATATGAGTTGATCCTTCTTAGCAGCAAAGAGTTTTTATTACCCACCGACTGCCGCCTCACCCAAATGTTAGATTCTAAGACAAAGCGCAGAACTCGCCGAGCCGAGACCGCCCAAATGTTAGAGCAAACGTACCACAAAGGTATGGACGTTCAACCTCCGAAGTTTCTTACTTGGAAACAAGAGGAGTTGTGGAATAGTTTCAAGCGAAATACCGTAACCGTTGGTTTTGGTTCTGCTGGGACTGGAAAAACCTTAATCGCTCTGCACTACGGACTATTTGGAATTGCCGAAGGGCAATTTGATAAAGTGTATTATGTCCGCAGCGACGTCGGTGTTGAATACCAACGTGGCCGAGGTGCGCTCCCTGGGGACCTCTCTGAAAAGATTGCTCCCTTGATTGCCCCCGTTTTAGACAACCTGCCCTGCATCATGCGCTCTCAAGGCGCCGCAGAATATCTTCTCAACAAGAAAATTATTGAGCCTGTCCTTCTCGAGGATATTCGAGGAAGGTCACTCAACGAAGCTTTTATCATCGTGGACGAGGCGCAGAATTTCCTCCCTTCACACTGCAAAACCACTCTTTCCCGCGTGGGAAAAGACTCTAAAATCTGCCTCATTGGCGACACCAAGCAGACAGACCTGGAAGTTTTTCGCCGGGATAACGGACTCGTCGATGCCATTCATCGCCTCCGTGACCTTCCCGAAGTGGGGGTTGTGGAGTTTGGAAAAGAAGACATCGTGCGTAACTCCGTGATTGCGCATATCCTAGACCGCTACGAAGACTGATGCCAACAAAGGGACCTATAACTACCGCTCGCCCCGGCACAAAGGGAGCTATGGGTCCCTCTCCCTATCACCGGGGTGGTGCGCCCACACGGGCCAAAGTCATGCGTGCAAAATTGCAAGCAGTGGGAGGAAGACGAAAGCGTTGCAAAAGGGGAAAGAATTGCTCTGCGGCATGTATTCAGTCCGGAATGGTTTGCCTGGTTGAGTTTCCGTTACCGGTTGCGACCGGCCTTAGCAATACCAGAAATGCACTGGCTGAGTATGTCACGAAGAAAAACAATATTACACCCGGAAGTATTCAGGACAAGCGCATCAACGCCGCCCTCAACCAAATGAGCTCCATTTTGGAGGTGAAGGAAGGGAGTGCCCCTGGACCTAAAAGTAAGACCGGATTGGCAAAACCGGAGGTGGCAGTCAAAACTGACACCAGGCGTGCATCTCGGCAAGGACTGCTCTACAATGAAGTGCAGGGAGTTAAAGCACTCCGAAATCGGCTTGATGAGGCTGAGTCTCAAGAGCAAGCTGCCAAGGCCCTTATCAAAGAAGCAACCTCCCGTGGTCTTCGTCTTCCCCGAGCGGAGTTAGAAATGATTTACAATGTGCTTCCAGAGGGCACGCAGAAAGCCCTCGCAAAGAGTGGTCAGGCAGACGGTCGGTGGTATGCGGGGAGAGATGAGCAAGGGAACATAAAGTTTTCAAAAACCCAGGGCAAGGAAAGGGCGCTGGCGGTGCTTGATTTGTATCTTCGGCAGGGTGGGACAGACGCATACAATTCCAGAGGAAGTAAGATTTGGGCTCCGGGGGACTTGAGCATCGAGCATTTCATTCCCCTTTCGAAGGGGGGAGTTGACGCTCCGTCAAACTGGATTCTTGTTCGCCGTGGAACCAATCTTGCAAAAAATTCAAAAGAGTTGGGGAAATGGGTCGATAGTTTACCGAACTCACGAGAAGAGTATAAGGCATATGCAAAAGGATATGCCAAACAGCAACGGGTGGGCAGAGTCAAAAAGGCGGCCGAAGAGTCCATTGACCCGAAGAAACTAACTTCCCAACAAATGTTTAATCTGGGCGCACCGAGAATTGCTCGGGCCTTCAAGTCCGATAATAACAATGTAACCCCGAGCATTTTTACGAAAGAGTGGCTTACTGTTGGTGGTGCCAGCGATAGGACTGGAAATGCAGGACCCCCAGCACCATTTGCAAAAGGCCTTGGCCTCATTGCCAGGGACAAAGGACTCGGTAAAGCTCGGGATGTCTCCCTCAAGATGCGGTCCATTTGGAACGACGACTGGAAAAGAAACGGGTCGGTATCCAAACAAGAGGCATATCAGAAACTGGTTTCAGAGGTTCGAGGGGCAATGAATGCCGATGACTTCAATAATCTATTCTTACCATCCGCCCAGTCATGGGCCAGGAGCAACGGATTCCTATGAGAAAGACCACAGAGTTTCGCAAACCTTTGCGGGAAGACATCGAAGCCCGTCTCCCGAAAGGCACACTGTCTGACCCCCAGGCACTGGGTGTTTGGAATATGATGTTACGCGGGGGAGATCCTTCTGACATCGCTCACACATATCGCTCATTTCGAGACAGCAAGTATTGCGATGTGCCTCGGGATAAACTCAAAGCGATGCGGGACACAATGATTGAGTGTATGCGGGAGGCAAATAAACAGGACATTAAAC